ACCTACACCGGCGACGGCACCTCCAGACTCTACGTCTGGGGCGCCCAACTAGAAGCAGGCGCCTTCCCAACCAGCTACATCCCAACGACATCCGCCGCCGCCACCCGCGCAGCGGATAGTGCGGTCGTTACGCCGATTAGTTCGTTTTATAATCAGGTGGAGGGGACGTTGTTTGCGGAGGCGATGCGAACACAAGCTGTTGCTGCGGGCGCGTTTCCAACAATGGTTCGGTTTCAAGCAGACGATCCAACGGTGCGATTGTCTTTATTGGCAACCAACGGGCGCGCCTATTTTTCAGCGGTCAATGTGTCTACGGTTGAATGGGATATTGATTCAAGTTTGGCAAGATACGGCATCACGCTGGGAACTGCGTTCAAAATTGCTGGCGGTTATGCGGCTGACAACGTCGCGGCATCAATGAACGGTCAGTCCGTTGATACCGACACTTCCGCACAGGTGTTAAGCGGACTAACCAATTTGAGAATTGGTCAAGCCAGCAGTAGCGGCTTTTTCAACGGCCACATCCGCAAAATCGCCTACTGGCCCAAGCGCCTCTCCAACACGCTTCTCCAGCAGCTAACAACCTAAAGCCATGACGGATTACCTCTACAAATTCCCCGACGAGCAAACGGCCCAAACCGCACTGGCCGATTACTACGACAGCGAAACCGGCTGGCAGACCAGTGGCGAAGGCTATGCTCTGGATGCGGTGGGTATCCTCACCAACGAAGAGACCGTCCTCGACGGCTGGCACCTCAACCTCCGCGTGACCGACGACCGGCCAGATCCGGCGGCGGACTACGCGGTCACGCCGACACAGCAGCGGAGGGTGTGGTTGTGACCTCTTGGCACTACCACATGACGACAACCGAGAAGGGTGTGGTCGGCACCGTTACGTCCATCGGATCGTCAGTCTTTTCTATGCTGCCACACCTTGAAACAACCCTGCGTGTTGCAGGTCTTTGCATCGGTATTTTGGTCGGCTTGGCGACTCTTGTGAGCGTCCTGCACGACATTCAAAAGAAACGGAAGGAACTGAAATAATATGAGAAACTGGAAAACGAACCTGCTCGGAGCACTCACTATCATCGCCAGCTTGTCCACGGCCGGACGCGAATTTCTGGCCAGCGGCACAATCCCCGACCTCGGCCTCATCGCCGCGAGCCTGCTCGCCGGTTGGGGATTGATCGTCGCCAAAGACAACACCGCCCGCCTCTGACTCCATGCCCGCCCGCGCCACAAAACTAGTTGCAGTTGCGATCCTCGCCGCGAGCTGGGCTGCTCTTGCGGCTGGCTGCGTCACGCTTGGCTATGACTTCATTAAGCAACAGGCCACCGTGACCTTCGACCCTAAGACTGTCAAAGAACCGACCAAGTGATCCCCAAGAGCCGACCACAACAAAAGCGCGACGAGACGCTGAAGCAGCTCAAGGCTGCCAACGTCAGCGATCCGGTGTGCTTGGTCGGCATTCGTGGCTACTACCGCGACAGCATGGGCGCGGTTGGCAAGAACGACAGAGGCATCTACGACGACGCCATTATCCTTGTTTCGCCCAATGTCCACGCCGCTTTCAACGCCAACGTCGATCCGGCCCGCAGCGGGAAGAACCCCAAGGTCGGCAAGGGCTACGCATCCCTCAAGTCAGGTGTCTACCGCTACCGACTGGGCAAGCACGGCATTCGGAGCGGCAACCCTTACAAAGCTCTGGTGCAAGGCGATGCAGTCACCGTCCAGCGCGACGGCGGCAAGGAAGAAACCGGCTTCTTCGGCATCAACATCCATCGCGGCGGAATTACCCGCACCAACAGCGAAGGATGCCAGACCCTGCCACCCGCCCAGTGGCCCGCCTTCATCTCGCTCGTTGAGTCTGAGATGAAACGCAACAACGCAAGGACCGTCAGCTACGTCCTGACCAGCCGGAAGGACGCCGCCTAATGGCATTAGAAAGTCCAGTCCAACGCGACGGCGACAACGGCTTCATCGGCTTCGCGTCACGCCTCAACCCGCTCACGCTTCCCGCAGGCATGCTGCAAGACAGCGTGAACATGCGCTTAGATCGCGGAGTCGCGCAAACCCGCAAGGGCAGCAAGCGCCTCACCGATACCATCGGCACAACCGGCGCCCCGCTGACTCTCGACTTTACTCTCGGCACCGACAGGTCCGTCACCTCAATCACCCGCGCCTCGACCACGGCGACCGTAACGGCGACCGCCCACGGCTTCACGACCGGCGACCAAGTGAACATTCGCGGCGCCGCCGAGACCGACTACAACGGAGACTTCATTGTCACCGTGACGGACGCCAACACGTTCACCTACACCGTCAGCGGCAGCCCCGCGACACCGGCCACCGGAACCATCGTCGCTAACAACGGCCCAGAAGTGCGCGACAGCTACGAGGGCGGACTCTACGCGGCCGGTGTCTTCGCCAGCCAGAACTACGACAACGCCAACGAATACATTATCCTCGCCGGATCAGACAGCGCCACGCTTTACCGCCAAGGCCAGTCGCCGGTGGTCAAAACCTACCCGACCAGCCCCGCCGAAAAGATTGAAGGCACCGACACCATCTCGGTGGTGCAGGCATTCGACCGCCTATACATCCTCCGCGAAGCCGACCGCGCCGTCACCGGCTGGGAGCAAAAGCTCACGACCGCGTCCGGCATTACGGTCAGCACCACCACGGCCACGATCAACGTCACCGCCCACGGCTACCCCGAAGGCGCCCGCGTCCGCATCGAAGGCAGCACAACGCCCGCCTTCGACGGCCACGAATACGACATCACAGGCATCGCCACAGACTCTTTCACAATCACCGTTCCAAGCGGCACCGCAACCCACGCTGCCGCTGGCATCAAGGTTCGCCGCGTCAAACCCCCGATCTACTGGTCCGGCGGCAGCGGCAACTTCGTCCGCGCCACCGCAGGCATTCCGCCCGAAGGCGTCACCTACACCCGCATGCCCTCGGTCGGATGGGCCAGCTACCACAACAACCGCATGTGGATAGCGAAGGAGCGTAACACGGTTGGCATCTCGGACGTTCTGGACGCCGACCTCTACGATCCATTCTGGAACAGCTTCCGCGCAGGCGTTGGCGGCGACGACCGCATTGTCGCCGTGCATCCATGGATTGAGGGGCAAGCACTCGTCTTCTGTAGAAAGTCCATCTGGCTCGCCACCCTCGGCCAAGTGTCGTCCACAGATGGCAGCGACTTCTCGGTGGACACTCCGGTGTCACAGCTCACGATGCTCACTAACGAGATCGGATGCAGCGCCCGCAACACCATTGTCACCGCAGGCTCGTTCGTCTTCTTCCTTAGTGACGCAGGAATCTACCGCCTCGATAGCCGCCTCGACCTTAAACTTCGCGGCGACACCAAACCCCTCTCGGAACCAATCGCCGACCTGTTTAGCCAAGTGGTGCAGTCCCGCGTGGAGAAGTCCGCCTTCGGCGTATGGCACGCCAACCGCTACCTCATTGCGCTCCCAACCAGTGCCGAGCCGCTCGACGGTAACCAGCTCGTCATTGCGTGGAACGCGCTGACAGACACATGGGAATACCGCGACACTTATCCGTCCAGCGCCTCGGTCAACCAGATCCTCGTTGCCACCCACAGCAACAACCGTCGCGTCTTCAGCATCCCGCGCGCGGGCAACCTTTATCTACTAGAAGAAGTCACGGCGGCAACCGACGACAATGCGGTCAACGGCGGAACTAGTCCAGTAGTCGGCAGCATCAAGACCCGCCGATACGACTTTGGCGACATGCACAGCAAGCGGTTCCTTCGCACCATCGCAGATGTCGTTATTCCGGCGGGCGCCAGTGTCACGACCAAGATCAGCACCATCAACCCTGACACCGAAACAACGGTGGGCACGCTGACCAATAGCGCAACCAGCGCCGAGGACTACAACATGAAGGCGCCGGTGCGCTACAAGGCGCACAGCGCCGAAGTCATTTACGAAACATCCGGTGGGCGGCCGGAAATCAGATCCGCCAGCATCGAGGCATCGCCCAAGTCCTTGCCTCCGACCGAAACCCGCAACGCAGCTTAACCTATGGCATCATTCGACTACACATTCACCTCCGGCGACACGGTCACACCGACCAAGATCAACTCGGCTCGCAACGTCAAAGACATCGTCAACGCGGACGTCAAGAGCGATGCGGCGATTGCCGGAACAAAGATTGCTCCCAACTTTGGATCGCAGGCGCTTACTGCCGGTGCTGGCAGTGTTATCGGCGGCAATACCTCAACGGATGCGCTGCGGATTACTCAGGAGGGTAGTGGCAATGCTTTGGTTGTCGAAGACTCCACCAACCCAGACTCGACGCCGCTGGTGGTCAACAGCGTTGGGCAGATTATTTCCGGCACAACGTCAGCAGTTAATGATACTGCCGGATTGCAGATGATCTCCGATAGCGCGAATGCTCCAAACGCCTCAATACATTTGAGGCGCTGCTCTAGTGATGCGGGGTCGGCGTCCTTGCAAATAGTTAGAACAAGAGGAAGCGCAAGTAGCCCGTCCGCAGTTCAAAGCGGCGATGGAATTGGTCGGCTTCAGTTTTTGGCGCAGACGACAACATCCGCGACCCCAACTATTGCTGTCATTCAAGTTCACGCCGATGCCAATGCCGGTGCAACTCAGGTTGCGGGGCGCATGGTTTTTTCAACATCGGACGGCGTAAGTGACACACTAGAGCGTATGCGCATCACCAGCGCAGGAAACGTGGGCATCAACACAACGTCACCCACTGCAAGACTTACAGTCGCCCATAACGACTCCACGGACGCCGTGCGCATCACGCAGGAAGGCAGTGGCAATGCGCTGGTAGTCGAAGACTCGGCAAATCCTGATTCGACACCGTTGGTGATTAATAGTGTCGGGCAAATTATCAGCGGATCGACCACAGCATGGAATTCAGCGGCTGGTTTGCAACTGACATCAGATTCTAGCAGCGCCCCAAATAGCGGCATTTCGATGCGCCGAAATCAAGACAGTGATGGGGCAAGTAGCTTTGTTTCGTTAATTAAAGCAAGGGGAACCCTTGCGTCGCCAACAATCGTTCAAAATGGGGACGCTGTTGGAGTCATTTCGTTTCGTGGATACGACGGCGTGGATGCAGTTGGCATTCCAGCCGCCAACGTCACAGGCCAAATTGACGGAACGCCAGCAGCAGGCGACATGCCGGGGCGTCTTGTTTTCAGCACAACGGCAGACGGAGCAAGTTCTGTCACAGAACGCATGCGCATCAACAGCGCAGGTAACGTAGGAATCAACACCACCAGCCCCACGGAGCGCCTCGATGTCAACGGCACGGTCAAAGCCACAGCATTCAGTGGGCCGCTCACCGGAAACGTGACCGGTGACGTAACCGGCAACGTCACCGGCAACGTCACAGGCAACCTCACCGGAACCGCCAGCGCCATCGCTGACGGCAGCGTCAGCACGGCGAAGATTGTGGATGGCAATGTGACCACGGCCAAGATCGCTGACGCCAACGTGACGACCGCGAAGATTTTGGACGCCAACGTCACCAACGCCAAGCTCGCCAGCGACATCGACGCCAGCAAGCTCACGACCGGCACGTTGCCGATTGCGCGGATTGCAGACGATGCCGTGACCAACGACAAGCTCTCGCTTGCCGCCAATGCTGGTGAAATCAAAAAGGCACTCAACGCCGACAACTCGCCGCCAATCTATGCGTGCAGGGCTTGGGTGAACTTCGATGGGGCAACGGCAAACAACTTGGCTGGCACCTACACGCGCACCGGCACGGATGTCACGATATCCGCCACGGCGCACGGACTTATCGTGGGCAATGTGGTTCGCTTGGACTTTACCGGAGGAACGCCAACCGCAGCGGCGGACGGAACGTACACGGTGACGCAAGTAGACGACGCCAACACGTTCCGCGTCACAACAGCGGCCACCGGCACAAGCTCTGGAGGAACCGTGGCGATTCTGCGTCGCTTAATTAGGGGCGCGGGCAACGTGTCTAACGTGACTTACCTCAACTCATCCGGCGACTATGTCATCAATTTTGCAACGGCCATGCCGAATGCCAACTATGCGGTATCCGTAGGCGGCAGCTTCTTCGGGAACTATGTGTCCTTCGCCGAGAGCGGCACGGCGCAGGCGTTTTACATGAACACCTATAACAGCACGCCAACGGCATCCAACAGCGCGGTAATCATGTGCGCCATCTTCGCATGACCCCATGGCAAAAGGCAAAACAATGGTGGGACAACCACAGCACGCAAGACTTCTGGGAGCTTGTCGGCGAGCATCTGTCGTCCGGCTTAGTCCACGCCACACCGGAAGTCTTTCTGCTGGCCTCGGAGTTGCGGTGGAATGCGGAGGAAGAACGCTTTGAAAGCGGCGAGCCAAACACTTGGTTCGTCACTCTGGCTGCTGGCACTGCTGGCACAAACCCTGTGCGGGAGTGCCTTCGTGTGGCGCCGCATCCGCAGACCTATGCGGCATGGTGTCGCAGGGGGAGCTTTGAACCGCGGGTATACTATTGGGAGAAACTAATTAGCAAAACAGGAGGACAATAATATGGGAGGTGGAGGACCATCATTTACACCAGCACCAGTGCCACCGGCACCGGCGCCGATTGACTACGATAAAATGGCCGAGGCGTCGATTCGCGTGGCCAAGGCGCAGACACTAGAAGAAGAGGCAGCGATCAAGCGGCTATACCCTGAGTATATCCGCATGCAGTTTGGCACAGCGGACCAGCTGTCAGGCAAGCTCGACAACCAATACTCCCAGTTCGCCCGCCAGACCATCCTTGATGAGATGGGCCGCGACATGGGGCCGAGCGCTCTGGAGAACCAGATGCGCGCCCTTGGAGCCAATGCCATGTCCTACCGGCCGGATCAAATCTCCGCGCCGACCAACATCCGCAACGTGCGCGCCAATCTGGCCAACGCCGCACAGATGGGTCCGGCGCGTGACGTTCGCGGAGCCAATGCCCAGCGGGTCGGCGATGTGCGCGCCCGCGAAGTCGGCGCCGGTGCCCTCGGCCAGTCGCTAGTCGGCGAGGCCATGAATCGCGTGGCCAGCGGCGGACGGCTCTCTGCCGAAGCCAGCCGCGATGCCGTGCAGTCGGCCCGCGCCGGTATGGCCGCTCGCGGCATGGCAACCGGAAGCGCCGGTCTCGCCGCCGAGTTGTTGAACCGTGACCGTTACTCCCGCCAGCGCAACATGGAGGACTTGTCCTTCGCGCAAAACGTGCAGAACGCCGACATCCAACGCCAGATGGCAGGAGCGGAGATGGCGCTGCAAGCCGACCGAGGCAACCAAGCCCTCGCCGGTCAGATGTCCCTCGCCGATCAAGCGGCGATGATGGATGCACAGCGTCTCAACCAAGCGAGCGACCTGACGCGCGGCCAGACGGACGCACAGTTCGCCCAGCAGACCGCCCTCGCCAACCAAGCGGCACGCATGGATGCGCAGCGCCTTAACCAAGTGCGCGACACGACACTCGGCCAGTTCCTGCTCAACGCGCAGATGGCCAACCAAGAGGCGAACATGAATCAGGTGAATAACAACCGTGGATTCCTGTCGAGTGTCGCCCAGCAGGCGCTGGCCAATGACCAGATGCGCTCACAGCGGCGCCTTGGTCTCGGCACGCTCTATGGCGATATGGACCCTTACCGGCAGGCGCTGGGACCGGCGTTCCAGCTTGGAATGGGAACGCTGGGGAATACGACGCAGCAGGTTGGGAATATCTTTGGCAACTCGCTTCAGCAAGCGGGCAATGTTTTCTCGTTCAACACGAATATGGCCGCCAGCAACCGCAATGCTGCGCTTAACAATAATGCCGCCATGCAGGCTGCGGCGATGCAGGCCGGTGCGATGAACAACGCATCCACCATGGGCATGATCGGCGGCATTGGCAGCGGATTGCTGCAAGGCGCCGGAATGTTTGCCCTCTCTGACAAGCGCGAGAAGAAAGACATCAAGCCGCTCGGCAAGGCTGGCAGCGTGCTTGGCCTCACCGCTTACGAGTTCAGCTACAAGGGCGATGACAAAAAGCACAAGGGCTTCATGGCGCAGGACGTGAAGAAGGTGCTGCCGGAGGCCGTCGCCGAGGTTGACTACAAGGGCAAGAAGCGTCTGGCCATCAAGCCAGCGGTCATCGGCGCCGCCCTCGCTGAAGAATTGATGGCTGCCAAAGCGGCTTAATTAGAAAGAGACAAAACTATGTTTAGCTATTCACCCCAAGTTGCCGACAGATCCGGCGAAATTATCGCCGCGGGACAGGTCGGTGCCGCACAGGCCAATGCCCAGATGATGGGACAAATGGGAGAAAATATCGGCGGCGCGCTGCAGGCCATTGGCGGCATGTATGGCGAGATTGAAAGCCAGAAAGCCAAAGGCCGCGCGTTCAAGGACGTGTTCAAGGTCGTCTCGCCGTCTCTCGGTATGTCTATGGAGCAGCTTGAATCGGTCGCTGGCGGGAAACTTAAAAACGACCGCGATTGGTTCAAGGCGTCCGAGATGCTGATGCCGATGATGCCTGCGCTGATCAATTCGCAGCTTGGGCAGCAACGCATGGAGCAGGCTCCCGCGCTGCAGGATCAGCGCACAAACGACCAGCGCGACATAATGTATGAGCGCGAGCGTCTGCAACGTGAGCGCGAGGCGATGAACACGCCACAAGGTCCGGCGCCGGTAACTGTCCCAACGGCCATGCGCCGCTTCAACAAACCCATCTAATCTATGTCCACGCGCAACCGCAACCGACTTCCAGATCCGGTGGAACCTCCGCTTCCTCCGTATGACCCCAGCGACACCAGCGTGTCCAACTCGCTGGCCGAAATGGACGCTGGCTATGCGCCCCCGATGAGCGATGAATATATGGACACCGCGCCGGAAGATGTCGTCAACGATGTGGCAGAGCAAGCGGAGGTGCGTCGCGCTGAACCCGCCGAGCGTCGCGTGACTTCGTCTACGATGGATCTTTCGTTCATCAACAAGCTCAACGATCCTAACCTGACCGAAGAGCAGGCCGCGGCGGAATACAACAATCTCCCACCCGCGCTGCGCTACGTCTATGACCGCGTTGCTGACTTTTCGTACAACAATGAAGGCAGTGAGACTCCGGCGCGGCTTGATCCGCGTGACGCCAACCGCTGGCTCGATGAGTTCTACGAGCGCGAGACGAAGGCGAAGCCGGAAGACAAGGCCAACAAGCCGCTCGGCCCGCGCGAGCTGCAGGTCGCCATGGATGACGTGGCGCTGATGCGCAACACGATTGATTCCATCAAGAACCATGAGGGAAGATCCAAGGCGCTCGGATACCGCGGACCCTTCAACGTCGCCGCGCCCTCCTATTGGGGCGGTGTGGTCGATCAAGAGACCGGAAAGCAGCGCCCCGCCGCGGGAACTGCTGCCGCTGGATTCTCCAGCCTGATCGACAGCTCGCGCGCCAAGGTCTTCCTGCCGGTCATCCAGCGTATGCGTGGCTTCGGCTCGATGCAGGTGCGCGAGGCAGAGGCGGCGGTCAATTCGGCCAACCGTCTGTCGCTTGAATTGAGCGACTCCGACTTCGGCGCCGCTTTGTCGGAAGTTGAAGACTTTGCTGACCGCTTCGAGGCGAGATCGAAGGGTGTGCCGGTGGAGGAGATCAAGGCCGCAAGGACCGGAGGCCAGCCACAATCCGGCGGCGCCGCACCGGCTCGCAACACATTCGTCTACGACGGCTCCACCTACGAGCGCCTGCCGGACGGAACTGCCCGACTTATCGAATAGCACGACATGCCGCCAAAAACACTTACGGCGGAACAGGTCGCTGAGATTGACGGCAAGCAGCAGAAGCCGGTCAATTGGAGCGCCGTAATTCCGCAAAAGGAAGATGTTCTGACCGCCCGCGTTAATCGCGAGGCGGCGCGTCAGGATGCTCCCGCCATGCTGACGGCCGAGCAGACTGACGCTGCAGAGGCGCAGAACAGCGTGGCGGCTGAGACGTCTTTTGGCCTCGCTATGGGCGCTCGCCCTGACCGCTCGGTCGGCCCTCAAGTCCCTGCGCCCAAGAAGGTGCTTTCCGCCGCGGAGGTAGACCAAGCGGACTACGAGCGGGTCGGCAACATTTCCTACATTCCCACCAAGGACGAGTGGAAGCGCTACAGCGAACTGCGCCAGCGCCGCGACGACAAGGTCGGCAAGTTCTTCGAGGCCGGTCAGGCTATTGCCGGTGGCCTTTTCCAAGCAGCGGCGGCGACGGCCTACGCTCCCTTTGACTTCGTCGCCCGCGGAACCAAAGCCTACGACGAGTGGGTCAACTCCTCCGCGGAGGGTATGCGCCAAGCCAGCATCAGCACCGCCGAGCTGTGGTCTTGGGCTAACGATGTCTACGACGACAACCAGCGCGAGCTGCAGCGCAATCGCGCGATGAACGATCAGGTGCGCCAACGTCTAGCCGCGGAGAACCGATTCACCGGCAACCCGCAGCAGGATGAGGCCATTCTCGAAGAGTCCATCAATCAGGCCAAGGCGCAGGGGCTTTACGAGAAGACACCGCAGGATCTTAACGAAGACGAGGACACCCAATACCAGCGCTTCATCCGCGACCGCTCGTTCCAGCAGCAGGCGGCGAACGTCACCGAGACCAACATCGGCACGCTGCCGGACGGCCGCGCGGAGATGGGCATCGATGAGTCGAAGCTCAACGAGGGTCTGGTGCTTGGCAGCGCACTTGTTTTAGATCCTCTAAACATTGCCATTCCGGCGGGCCTTGGCGCCGTTAACAAGGTCAGGTTGCTGCGCCGCGTTGGCAGTCTCGCGGGCACACCGCTCAAGGGTGCGTCGAAGGTTGCCGGTTACGCGGCAGGCAAAGCAGAGGCTGGCTACGGCAGAATTGTCGAGGGCATTGAATCCGCGACCGGCCTGACCGGCTCGCAGCAGATGTCCGCCCTGAGCAGTGTTTCATTCAAGGCGGCGGCGGCGATGGCCGCGCTGAAAAAGTCAGGTGCCGTTCTTCGGGCAACCGAGCGCGGACTAAAGACCGGCAGTATCCTCGCCCGCGAGATCGGCATCGGCGGTGTCGGTGCATCGCGCGTTGAAGCCGCAAGCAAGCTGCGCAGCGCTCCCATCCCTGAGCGCTACCGCCGTGCCTACGATGGCTTTTTCACCTCCGCGGACAGCACGCTGCGCCGCGTCAGCGAGACGCAAGGACTTTCACCCATCGCCCGCCGGTCGGCCGCAACGCTCGACAAGCTGGGCGCCACGCAGGCATTTCGCCTAGCCGACGACGCAGTAAGCGGAGCGGCTGCGACGGCGCCCATCGCCGTGCCGCTGGCAGCCATTGCGCCCGAAGAGCGCCAGCCGGAGATCCTTGGCGCGATCATGACTGTCGGCGCCGGTGCCGGTGTGATCGGCGGCAAGATGCGCCGCATGTCGGAGTTCGACGACGCGCTGGTGGCCAAGATGCTGGCCGATGCAGAGATCTCCGGCGGCGACGCCACATCGATGGCCAACATGATGCCGCACGACAGGCTGGTCAACATGGCTCGCATGCAGTCGGTCATCTCGCCCAAGGCGGACTTTATTCCCCTGCGCGCTACGGACTACGAGATCAACACTACGGTCAAGGAAGCTATGGGTCTCGGCACTCGCGGCATCTATGTTGACGCCAAGAAGGGCCAGCGCCCGCGTATCTTCGTCAACCTAGACAAGATGGCGACCGGCGACGTGGCTGGCCATGAGATCGGCCACGCCATCCTCAAGAGCGACATCCTCGGCGGCGAAGTGAAGCGCGGCATGCGCGCCATGGTTGACCAGCAGTATGGCACCGATGGAGTCGCCGCCCGCGGACGCGAATACGTTACAGCGAGCCTCACGCAAGAGGTCCGAGACGGCACGACCGGCATCCAACTTGGCGTGCTCAAGCCTGATGAGGTGACGCGCATCGCCGCGGCCGGTGGTGACGAAGCGGCCGAGCAGGCGCTCAAGAATGAGTTCATCCGCGAGCGCTGGGCCAACGACACCGACTGGCGCAAGCAGGCCATCGAAGAGCGCGCCGACATGCTAAACCAAGAGCGCTTGGCGCAGGGCGAGATCTCTTGGGACTGGGCGCGCGACGAGATTGCCGCGGAGACATTCAGCGGGCTTGGCAAGGGTCTCAACCTTTCCGGCATTCGTGCCAGTGGCCCGCTGAGTCGCGCGGTTGGCGCCGCCTCTGCAGGCTTCGAGGCGATGGGCGCTCGGATGCGTGGCAACGGCCGACTAGAGACACCCAACCGGCTCTTCGTGGAGAACCCGCTCTTCGACACGCCGGAGATGCGCAAGGCGGTCAACGACTACGTCAAGACGTTCGACCGGTATCTGGTCGGTCTGGAAAAGGAAGGCGCCGTCAAGCAGCGCGGCACGCCGATTGCTCCGACCGGCAAGGCTCAGGATGCGGCGCGAAGCCCGCACACGCGCACTTACAGTAACCGCAACGGCACAGTCATCGAGAGCGACCTGTTCATCGAGCGGCCGGACGGCACGCGGGTTCCGAAGTCGCAGCAGCAGCTCGACACTCAGGAGAAGGTCAGGGCGGCGACCATCAAGTCCATCAACGACCGCACCAAGTTCGTCAACGAGAACAGCGATGAGTGGGGCGCGCGGAAGTTGAGCAACGGCCGCGTCGAGGTTGGTGGACCCAACCTTCCGCTGCAGTTCGACCACTTTATCCAAGTGCCGGAGTGGCTGCGCAGCAAGGCGCGCGAGTTCGAGGCCGGTCGCTCCAAAGGCCGCAGCTATCTCTACAGCTACAACGCCATCGGAACCGGCGAGGCCGGAAGCTACAAGATCAAGAACCTCGGCAACGTCGAGGCCAAGACCGGCGAGATGGTTCCCTTCGGCTGGGCGGTCTCCACCAAGAACCACCTGCTGGCCAAGGTCATCGATCTCAACTCGTTCCGCGCCGCGGCGATCCGCGCTATCGACAACGAGCAGCTCGGCGAGTTTGGCAACGACCTCCGCGCCGTGGAGTCCGGCTTAAAGCAGCTTCTCAGCAACTACGAGAACGGCGTTGCGGGCGAGACCGGCCTCGGCGTGACTCGCAAGAACATCCTCAACGGACTGCTCGGCACCGGCACCGTCGTCCAAAAGGCGAGCAACCCTGTGTGGCACACGCTGAACAACCAAGGCAGCGTCCGCACGTTCCGCTTCGACCGGCTCAACTATGCCGACCCTTACGGCACCGGCTACTTCCCGCACTATCACAAGATCAACATCAACGCGCTGCCGGACGACGCCGGTCGCATGTCGCTGGATCAATACGGACAGTTCGACGCCGACCGCAAAGCCGCTTGGATGAACAAGGAGGCGGTGAAGCGCGGCTTTAGCAACGCGACCAATTGGCAGAACGCAGACGCGCAGGGATTCCAAGCGGCGGATGGGCAGTATCGGCGGCAGTTTCCGGCGGGTGGCGCGGCGTGGCGTGGAAACGCGATGCCGGATAACGAGCAGAGAGTCACTTCGTACCACCTAACAGACGACCCTAACTTTTCGTTAGACAAAAACAGAAAGCCGCAAAACAACACAACGATTGGCGGAGACTGGCCAAACGCTGGTATTTTTGTCGGAAGCAGTGCCGAAACGTGGTTCAACGGCTACAACTATGTCAGGCCATTTGTCGTTGAGCTTTCTCACCCGCCTATTGAATCGATGGGTTCGCGGGCAATGGCGGGAGGAGGATACGGTGGCGAAAAATTTATCCCCGCAGAAGCGTTCGACAGCGTGGAGGTCCGTCGAATAATCCCATACGATGAATACGCCCGCGAAACATTTCGGGAGTTTGGGCCTATTGAAGAATATTCCGGCTTAGATTCTCAAGGAAATCGTTTGCCAGAGCCGATCGCAGAGGCTGGCACAATTTTTTCTCAACGGCCAAAAGACAGTCTTAAAAATTATCGCTACGCTGGCAAGGATGTCCGAGAAATGTCTGCGGCGCAGCGCAGGGCGTTGATCAAAAGAACCAATGACTACGCTCGCGGAACTCGGCCCCACATATTTGCTGACCAACCAGCAGTCGCTCGGCGCGGGCAGGCGTTGCCGGATACGGACGGCTCGCAACAGACCGGATACGACAACACTTATCTGAAGCAGGCGCTGGCTCAAGGCTCTGGCGGCATGGTGAAGCTGACGCGGCCAATAGGTCCGAACGAAGCGTTGCCGCTGCTGTCGCAGGTTCCGCAAATCACACAGCGAGCCAGTAGCGGCAGCTTTGCCTTCGACCGGCCCGCCCTAGTTGAGTTTTACACGAACCAAGGACAGCCTGTTGCGTTTAAGTGGGATCCAGATGTCCTCGTTCGTCCACAATTCAAGGACATTGCCATCGAGCACGCAGGCAAACCAATTCAGCTTGCCATGGCCGACAGGCAGCAAGCCGTTGGTGGAGACATGGGTGGCGTCATGCATACCTATTTGAAATCACTGCGCGAGGTTCCGATTCAAGATCCGCTGACAGGACGCGAGCTGATTCCTGTCTGGGCCAACAACGAGTGGAAGCCCGCCAAGGCAATGAAAGGCAAGGCCGCTCGCGGCGCCAAAGATTTGCTCGTTTACCTGATGGGTGAAACGGCGCACGGCTCAAACCTACGCACCGTCCGCCGAATCTCGAACGAGATCGACAACGCGCCGCTCGCGGAAAAAGAAAAGGACGTGTTCCTCATCATTGCCAACAAGGGGGTAAAGCAGGCTCGCTCGCGCGAGTATCAGGCGGCAATTAAGTCGGCGACAACCAAGGCCGACAAGCTGAAGGAGCGGCTAAAGTCTTCCGACAGCAAGGACAAGGTGTCGATCAACAAGCAGCTTTCCCGCGTGACAAGAAGCATAGATGACGCGAGGGCCAAGCTGCCAAAATACAAGATTTCCCCCGAAGAGGAGGAATTTGCTGCTGTCGTCACAACCTATAGGAATGCCGGAACTCGCTACAGAAACGGAACAGGCACTCTCGAAGCCTTTCAGATGCGCGAGGAAGAGTTCTTCAAATACTTGGACGGATTCAAGCGGGTCAAGGTAGAAGAGAAGCAGCCCAACGGAAAAACGCGCGAGGTTTACAAATACAAACCGTCCGGCGCTTTCAAAAAGCTAGAGTCTAGCATTCACGGCAAGCACCTGATCAAGTTGGACAACACGTTTGACGGAAGAAAGGCCGCTGTTGAGGCGCTGCTGGGACTGAACATTAAGGGATTCAACGTCGATCACGTTCTGCCAGAGACCGCGGACTTCCAAGGCGGGCGCATCAATCACATCGTCAGCAGCGTGGAGCTTTCCACCAACCCCGATCTGGGCGCGGTGTATCTGGGCGACGACCCGCAGCAGGCGAAGTTCATGACGCCACTTGAGGCTGCCGCGGCCAAGAAAATCAAGGCTTCCAACAAGTATGTCGTCCACGAAGCCTACTCATGGGTCATGCTTGGCCCGAAGGACGGCAACCACTTCCTCAACAGCAGCCCGAAAACCAACGAGGACTATTTCCCATGGTTCCGCCAGCGCTTCGCAGACACCAAAGCTGATCCGGTCAAGCGCGACAATATCCTGACCGCGAGCGATACAAGCCTCATCAACACCATGAGAGACCAGACCCTATTTCCCCTTGTAATGCCCGCAAAGTAGGGCGATATTTTACCTATGAAAGCGCTCGCAGAGCATGTCCTGATTCTCGATAAAGGCTCCGATATTCGGGGCTTTGAAGAGGACGGATACACTATCTACACGAAGCCGGACGGCATCACTTATTACGCCGTTGATTCCGATGCCCCCGAAGAGGTTCACGGCATTGTCAGCGGCGCCGCGCAGGGCGACCCAGAGATGGTCGAGGAAATCCTCAACTCCATTCTGGACGACAAGTCCTAGCCTCTACGGCACCGCCCTCGGCCGGTCGGCCGCGTCACAAACAGACGACAATCGGTAGCGCTCCGACCGCCGCCGGTTGTAAAACCGTCAAAAACGGCACTGCCAGATAAGGTGCCAGAGTGCCCGCCAACCCGCATGAATGCTGGGTCCGCAGATGATTACAAATCAGGTGCTCTACCACTGAGCTATACCGGCGACTCTCAAATTCCAGAGAAAAAACCTGTCCGCACTTGTCCGCATGTATCCGAGTGTGGCATGTCGTTTGGCAGACAATCGGCCAAGATTTGCCAAACTTGCCAGCCAAACTGACAAACTTTACTTGCGATGATTGGAAATCCGGTGCATTGGGTGAGGCATGGAAACCACTCACCCGATTAAATCCAGTTCGATCAGCGGCAAACTCTACAAGACCGATGCGTCGCCCTTTTGGCAGCTCCGGTTCCACCACCCCAGCGACCGCAAACGCAAGCGCATCAGTCTTGGCACAGAAGACCTCGCGCTGGCGAAGGCCCGCGCCAAGGTCATTCTTGACGACACCGCCGCCAAAGGACTTGAAGCCCTGCGCGATCACGCGCGGCGCGACACATCTGAGTCGATTGGGAGAGCGATTGCGCATTACGAGAGGTTCAGCAAGATCATCAGCACCCGCGACAATGTCAATTGTATGCTCCGGTTCCTGCGATGCGCGCTTGAGATCGAGGACAACGAGGCCATCAAGCAAAAGCCGCTTTCCATCCTCACGCCAGCCCTCATCTCCCAATACATGCGGAACTACAAGGGTAGCCCCTACTCCGTCCGCACTAACCTAGCTTCGACCCGCGCCATTTTCGCCCACAGCCTCGAATGGGAAGGCTTTAATTTGCCCGACAACATTTCCAAGTTCTGCGAGGCGACGACAGGCATGAAAGCGCCAGTCAGCACCTTTGTCCGCATCGCGCCGGAGATTCTCGACAAGATGGAAGAAAGGAGCGCGGCAATCGGCGACTCCACGCGCCGCGCGTATTTACTAACTCGCTACCTTGGTATGACGCCATCTGAATGCGCCGCCGCCCGCAAGTCATGGATCGAGGACAGAGAGGACCGCAAGGTGATCGTCATTATCGAGCGGCCAGAGGAAGACGTGACGCTGAAGACCGGACACAATCGCGGTCGAGTCATGTCTCTTCCGAAGTGGATGTCCGCCGAGTTGCTAAATGTCGAGGGCGACTACTTAATCACCGGCAAGACGTTTGAGACGCGCAAACGATTCATGGAGCGGTTTTTCAACGCATGGGTCCGCGAGTTCATCCCCGACCGGCGCTCGGCAGCCTACGAGCTGCGCCGCCAAGCCGGTTCCGACATGCTGAATGCGACCGGCAAGATCAGCTTGGTGCAGCACATGCTTGGCCATACGAGTCCGCAGACGACCGCTAGGTTCTACGCGGTGTACGACCGCGAGGTTGATGTCGCGTCAGTCTGGGATAAGTCCACCAATTAGACATGTCCGGTGCGATGTGTCTAAAAAGTAACTAAATCTATCCACGTTAAGGTGGTAGAATAGATAGCGGAAAGGAGGTGCGCGTATGCGTTACGAAACGTCCTCGCCCCTTGGGATCGTCTACGGTCCCTATGGCGCGACAGGATATGTCGGCGAGCGGAGGAACTTGAGCTGGATCACGGTCCTGTTCGAGTGGCTCGGCTTGAAGCCGGTGTAGTCCCAACGGCCGCAGGCAAAGAGCTTGCGGCCGTTTTGCGTCAGCAGTAAGCCGCTTCCCTGCGGAGAATATGCGCCTCAATCTCCGCAACTTCTTCGGCGTATGGCAGGACATCGAGGTCCGCGCAGGCGTTGCGCACGCAACCATCGCTCAGGCACTGGCGGCGCATCATCGAGAACAGCTCCGGCGAGTCAAAGACGCGACCGGCGAGGCGCAGGCCGGACCATGGGAAGGTGCCGGTGGCGAAGTAATCGTGGCGCATCATCGGACCTGCAGGGTTTGCGCGGTCTGTGGCGCCTTGGGTTGCGTCGCCGAGTACCAATGCGTGTAGCGCGGCACGCGCAGCAGCAGCCTCGACGGCACGCGGGAGCCGACCGGATACAGCGCCTCCTCGTAGCTCTGCGTATCGTGCGGGACGTACGCTTGGAAGCGTGTCGGCTTCTGCCAGTTGCCAAACTTGTCGGCGACGACCTTGAGCTGCAGCGGTGTGGTGCCGACATACTCCGCGTTCATGTAGATCACGGCGCCGGTCGGAATGCTGCGAATGTCAATCGTCAGGACCGGCAGCGCCTGCTCGGTATTGTAGTCGTTGGGTGTGGCCGCGCAGCCTGCTAAGGCCAGCGCGAGGATGGCGAGCGGTCTCATGCGACCTCCTCGATGGGCAGCATGAGTTGCGGGTCCGCGGCTTCCTTGCGGGCGAGCTGCACCATGTGCGCGTGGCTGATGACCAGCTCGGTCAGCTTGAGCGCCGCCTGCAGATCGTAGTCATGGTCCGCGTTGAACGTGGCCGCGGACTGCGCGATGGCGTGGGTGTTGAGGGTGGTCATTTTCCGAATGCCTTGCGCACGCTGCGCTCGGTTATCTTGTAAATGATCTCTTTGTGGCGGTCGCTAACGCCGTCGAGGGCGAGTCCCTCGGCGAGCAGCTTGTCATGGGCACGCTTGCACTCGGCCGGTGTGGCGGCGCGCAGGTGGTGCTTGTATTCCTCGGCCCACCAGTAGGCCAAGCCCATGTAGTCCGGCGTGCCGATCATGGCGTCATCGATGCGGTGCAGGATCATGGTGGCGCGGAATGTCAGGCGCGCTCCGGTCGAGCTGCAGGACTCGCCCCACTCGCTCGGAGCGTAAGCGGTCAGCCGGTTGACGTATTTGCGGACCCGCAGGCGATTGGCTTCATATTCGCGCTCGGCTGCCGTTTGCTTGCTGTGCTTAGGTGCTGTTGTGTTTTTCATACTAGTGGTGATCTCCGGTTGGTGGTTAGGACGCAAGCTCGATGCGACGAGCGATGACGGCTTCCTCGGCCGCGTGCAGATCCATGGCGGTGCCATACAGGTCGGATAAGACGCGGTTGAACGCTTTGTTGTCCGGCAGGTAGCCGTCGTATTGCATCTGGTTGAGTTGGTCAGCGATGACCTCGACCATCTTGTAGAGGTGAGGCTTTATGTCGGTGTTGGTGTGTGTATTCATTACGAGTAGGACATTAGCGGACTTCTCCGGACATACAAGGACAATTTTTATCCGTCAGATAGCGGGTTGGCATTGCCCTCTGTAAATCAGCGATTTACGACGCGAAAAAAATCACCCTTCCGACAGGAATTGCTTCAGCTTTTCCTGCGTCCGGCGCAATTGGCCGACCGTGGCGTCGCGGAACTGTGGCGTGAGCGGGCCTCCGAATGCTTCCTCGCAGTCGAGGAAGAATTCGATGGCCATCTGCACATACCGGTTGTTCGAGACGCGGTGAGCGGGCGCGGCGCGATTGAGTCTGGCGTGTGTCTTGGGCAGCAGCGAGACGGTGACTTTTTTTCCGTCACGACGTGCCGCCGCCTTGGTTGTTGGTTTCATAGCGTCCGCAAACGTCCGCTCTAGTCCGCACAAAGTCAACAATTGCCAACAGACCTCGCATGGGGTGTTCGCCCTATGACGCGCCACCCCGAAAAAACCCCTTGCCATTTGTCCGCACTTGTCCGATAACACCGGACATTCAAGCCATGACACCACCACTTGTCCTCACCGTAACCGAAGCGGCCAAAGCCGTCCGCTGCCGCCGCACAGTCCTCGAAAACTTCATCCGCACCGGAGAACTCACCGCGTTCTCGGTCGGCGGACAACGAGGAACGCGCATCTCCCACCGTGCGCTCGAAGCCTTCATGACCAAGCGCGCCCTGCGCACCAGCAAGTAGCCTTTATGACAAACACACCCACCATGCTTGAAGCCCTGAGCTACCTCACCGACACGACGTTTGTGTCCGTCGTCGCGCTGACGTTCAGCGTGTTCATCGCGCTCGAAGTTATCAACCGCATCGGAGGACGGTCATGATCGACCTCATTCGCGCCCCCGAAGCCGACACCTGCGAGTGCGGCAACCCTGAGTGCCTCGGCGCCGCCGATGTGGTCAATGCGGTGGTCGCTGACTTGGTCGAGTCGCTGCCGCAGCTCGAATCTCCCCTGCTCAAGTTGATCAAGGAGCGCAATGAAGCTCGCCGCCTAGCCGCCGCCATGGTCAACGCCATGAGCATCGGCATGCTCGCGCAGAGCGTGGCCATGGAGAAAGCCTTCACCGACGTCTGCGCAGCGCAGCGCGGGTGGGACAAGCACAGCTATGAACCGGAGGGCGCGAAGTGAGCGACGCCGAGCGCATTCAACATCTCGAAGCGAAGCTGCGCAACACCGAAGAGCGGCTCACCACCTACAAGGACAAAATCGACAAGGATGACCTCATCCGCTGCCTGCGCGCATCACGCGACAGCTACCGGAACGAGACCATTCAGCTCAAGGACCGGATCGCTGACCTTGAGCAACAGAACGACGGACTGCGCGACGACAACATGAAGTGCGACGCGATGATGCGAGAAGCCCGCAGCGAGAGCCGCGACCTAAGAGCGCAGCTTGTCCGCGCAGCATGTGGCGAGATCAACCGGCTGCAACGCATGGAGGTCGCGGCATGACGACCGCGCACCGACTCACCCACCGCGCCAAGGCGTTCAGCCTTGAGACCTACGAGAGCAACTCCCGCTGGCGCTCGAATGCGGCCATGGCCATGGATCGCGTGAGCGACGGCACTGAGATCCTTGCCGACCTCGTAGACCATGTCTCGCGCGCTTTCCGCAAGGGACGCGCGTCCGCTCACCTCACCCGCAAAGAAGCCTACTTCGCGGCGCACGCATCCGGTCGCCGCGAAGCCTTCATGAGCGGCTACCGATTTGCCCTGAGATACCAACGCCCAAGCCTAACCCCACATGAATACCGGAAAGAGAACTAAGACCTATCGAGGTGCCGCCCCAACGGTGCCTGCGCACATCATGCTAATCATCGCGCAGCGCATCTGGAGGAAGCGTCACCGTGGCTGACCTCGGCTTCATCTTCATCGGCTTCGCCGCGGGTATGCCGGTCGGCGCGCTCGCTGCCTATGGGTTTATGTTCCTGTGGGCGATCAAGTGCGGACGCGAGGAGGACGCGGAGTGACGACGAATAGCGTGAACCCGAAGACCGGCCTGACGCGCTTTCCCGCGGCGCTGTGCTACTGGAACACGACCGGCAAGCGCTGGGTGATCCAAAGCCGCGTGCAGGAGCTATCGACCGCCCTGCGTCGCATCAAGGGCGCGCGGCGCTTCGGTTACGCCATCATGGGCGGTCACCTCACCCTCTGGGCGCTCGATTGCACCGCGGCCAAGGCCAAGAGCGTGATCAGGGGTCTGACCAAGATTTTGCGCGACATCTCAGCGCAGAGCGGACCG